AGCGCCATTCTCTCATATTCTTCCAATGACATTTGCGCGCCAGGAATAACCATCACACCGCCTTTGTGGATATTGGTTTGCTCGATCTTCTTCGGCGCATCCAACCCATACACATCCACTAATTTACCCAAAGCAGCCACACGCGCACTATGACTGGCACCTTTACCGAACTGGTTGGCTTCACGAAGCAACGCATGGAGAATTTGAGATTTGACCTCTTTGCTATCCATGAGGCCATCAACATCAATCCTGTTTTTACCTTCAGCAATCAACTGCTGGACAAAAACTTCTTCCATAAAGTTTTTAGCGTATTCTTCAGCAAAAGTACGCGCAAAACCACAGCGAACAGCAGCGTTAATTTCATCGTAATCAATAAGGTATTCTTTAACGAATTGAACACGAATTGCTTTTTCTCTCTCACTGTATCGTACAGTGGAGTTTTCAATTATTTCGTTTATTACGTTATCAGAAATAGTGCAGGTATTCACAAGGGCTGACCCATGCCAGTTTTTCTTACTCTAACCGATAGCCAGTTGCTTGTAAATAAAGCGTCCTTGCAGACCAATCCTTTACTTAGGCTCCAATTCAGACTCCAACGGGATAATCTTGAACGTTTGTTGTTCGTTTTCCTGTTCGACGGATGCTATGCGAATCTTTGCGATAGCAAGTTCTTTTTCAATAACAACCTTGTCTTGAAACAGTTTGTATGACGAACAACATAGCGCAACAATTGTTCCAATAAGAACATACTCGACAATCAGGCGTGACTTTTCGTTAGCTTTCTGGATTAAACGACGCATGGCAAACCTCATATGTGGTTATCTGGTCGAGTATCCTTTTCGATACCAAGCTTCTTACGAACAATAACGCTTAATCCTTGGATAGTCGCCTCGGCCCCCAACCACCCGCTGACTCCGACAATAAGGCCAGTCCATGCCATATCGAGTTTCAGGATAGTACAAAGAAGCACCATCAATATGCCAACAAAACCCGATGCAAATGCAGCCACAATGCACTTTATCCACGAGACAGGGCTGTTATTTTCAAGGCATTTGACGATATGCGCTAAAAATCCACCTACGCCTGCAAATACTGCGTAGATTATTAGCTTCAACCATTCATTGTTTTGATCATACATCCGAAAGCCCTCTCAATCGCGCTGAAGGCCCATGCCTTATCTTCTGGAAAGCCTATCAAAAGTCACCAATGTAGACAAGCGGAGGATTCATCCCTTTATTGTATTTGCCCATTACTTTTGCAGATGCTTCGGCTTTAGTTATAAAACCATCCCTGTTTGAATCCAATCCTGAATTTTGGCGATAACCTACTTTCGGATCTGAAAAAAGAACCGCGTTATCAGGACTTCCGATATACTTAGGCATAAGAATAGCCATATACATATCGGAAAGTGTTTTTATTCTTGGCGCGTATGGGAAAAAGTATTTTTCAACATAGTCAAGTTGTTCAACTGCCGTCATTTTTGCCAAATCTTCGACAGTAGTTTTCATACCTTTCGCAGTAGCTGGCATGAATTGAATCAAACCAGTCGCACCACTACCCGCAGCATTTTTTATTGACGGTGAAAATGTTTGGCCAGATTCAAATGCCATGCATGACATAAGAATACTACCGTGTGAGGCTTTATCCCAACAAAGGTTATCGCAAAGTTTACCGATGCGTGTGCGGAATTCAGGTGATACTTTATTGCCCCAAGCGAGTTGCATATCAATGACCACATATATTATCTCGCGGTCAGCATATCAACTCCATAACGAGCGATCAACAGGGCGTCACTGATGGCCTGTCCCTTACCTTTCTTTTTCAATTCAGGCAAACCAGGGTAAAAGTTCAAACATAGTAGGCGGGAAGCATCTTTTTCCTGCTTCAGCAGTCCACAGTGGCGTTTCCAGACGGCAGGCATAACCAAGGTCACCGAAAGCCCAAGTCCAGCTAATACGCCCTCAGCGATCCCGGCAGCGTGGCCAAACGTGAACATCGAGGTTCCACCTTGCATCCGACCTTCTTTACGGATCGCAGATACTCGTTCCATGAACACATGTATTTCGTCCTGCTTGTAAGACCGACAAGTTTCAACCAGAAATTCACGGATAGCTAACCCATTAACTCGTGTTGATTTTCCATTTTCAACAGTCGGCATCAATAAGAAATCTATTGTTCCTGTCAAGTAATGATAAACGACAACTGCGCCACTACAACCTGGGTCTATACCGATAATTACCATACATCACCTGAATTGAGTGAGCATATCAAACTTCATTGTTTCCAATAACGCGATAGCTTGACTTAGTTTTAACTTAGCCATCATAAAATACGTCGAGTAACAGTCGTCATCATCCAAGAAAATAACTATTGCGCGTTTGCATTTGTTTAATTCAGGACAAGCCCTGTAATCACGCAAAGCATTTTGCAATAACTGCTCCACATCAATTAAAGAATTATTACCAGTAGCTTCACCGAGACTAACCACATTATCTTTCAAAGTAGCACCTTTACTTCAGCAGTTAAATCTTGTAATCGCAAATATACGTCGCTTTTTCATATTCTTTATAAACAGTCTTTATTCCGCCATTTGAAGAATCTGAAATTTCTTTAACACGAATTTTCGATTTCCCAACCCAACTTCCAGATTCAAGTTGTTTCAATGTAAATCGGTTGCTCACTATGTCAAAACGTTCGCCTTCAAAAACTGCACCAAGATAACTGTGATTCGTTTCCAGGTAATCCCTAGAGAATTTTCCTTTGAAAACATTATGGCGCAAATGGCTACGGCCAGCACGATAAGCATTTATGTAAAAACTGCTTCCATCAAAATGAAGACTGTGGTTGGCATATGTACCTGTCGAATCTTTACTTTTATAAAGAGTTCGCCCCGATCTTCCGATTAGCTTCACGGATGATTTTTTAACAGCAGTGACTTCACAATCAAAGTCAAATGCCTCCGCAGAAAAGGAGTAGATGAGCAGTATGGCAACCAAAACATTTTTCATATCGACTCCTAAAATTATTAACCCGTATCGTGGGCAAGCCGGTCAGGTCAGAGCAACGTATCTTCGCACACAATAGAAAACTTGATTTATTCAAGCAACCACAGTGCCGTTCCAACGAAGGGGCAGGAGGCCGGGCAATGACCGGAGTATTCCCAAACTCCCCTGACTGCCAGTACAAGATTATCTTCCGACAACCTTCGGTTCATTCTCGTCTATCCAACGAGGTGCCGCACACCGCTGGCTGGTACGACACATGAGTAAATCATTCACAAGTAACAATTACCCCAGACTTGCTTTCGAGCGCGAAGCATCTTTTGCCGTCAAGGTAATAAAATTTCTGGCCAGATTCAATATCGCTATAATCAACAGTCTCGTCACTAGCATCGTCAGTGGATGTATCGCCAGCACAAGTCCCCACACCAGCACCGCAAACTGTGTCGTATGCTGAAACGTCATCAGCCGTAGCACTTATCGCCCCGCAAAGACCGAGTACCAATATCGCGCAAATTGAAATAACTGTTATCAGTATTCGACAAGTTTTCATATTCATACCGTTTCCTCCACCAGTTCAAATAGTATAGATTAAACTAAATAGAGGTGCAACTACTTTATAAAATAAATGCTGGAGATTGACCACATGGTTTCCTCTCCAGCAATGTTACGCGCAACGTGCCTTTGCCTGTGGTCAACAGTCTGTAGGCTAATCCAATGTCCTCTGGTGAGAGGCTGACAGCACCTGTATATTGTGTGGTCATCTACCGCACAGGTACGGATGTCCAGAATCCCTTACTCACCCGCCATCCTTGCAACGGGAGGTTGGTGAGAGGGTTCTGGCTACACCAGTTAAAATTGTAAATTTTTCCAATCCGCAGAATATAAAAATTTCTCGGCAAGTTCTTTTGAAAAACCACTAATACGTTGTTCAAACTCGGCACGTTTCAACGCTGATATAGGCTGTTTATCACCAAACCATATCACGCAACTGCATCGAAACCCATCCGGCCTACGGCTATCTTTTAAAAAATCAAAAACTGTATGAAATATATCACGACCTTCTTTGCGTGAACATTTAACACACTTTTTTAATTTCTCAGTCACGCAAACGACTCCCGCTGAAAATGTTTTTACAAATAGCTAAAATGGCGACAGAAATAAAAATAAATAAACATACGGCGAATACAATATAACAGATAATT